TAGTCGGCGTTTTACGCCTTTGCACATTTAAAACGCCGAATAATTCCTACGGAATTATTAAGGCGGTTTCCTAAGGCCGGCAGGCACTGACGGCCTGCCTTCGGAAATGCGAAGGCAACTGTCACTAAGCCCGCTTCGCGGGCGACTGTCGGCCACCGAAGGTGGCCTTTGCACCGATAAAAATTCCCATTAATGGTCAATAATTTGCCTATGGCAAATTATGACTTATTTAAAACGATTCACCGCGCCAGCTGGTGAATCGTAATAGCATTTTAAAGGTGCAAAGGTTTAAAAGTGCAAAGATTTATAGGTTTTTCTTAATTTGTGGTTTTTATTTTTTCGAGTTAATTTATGAGTAGGAACATCTTTATAAATACGAACACCTCTGCGACGACCACCTCTTGTTGAACTAGCAGAATTTGTAGGAGAACCAAATACTTTTTTCCAAACCCATGAATAAAAATCAAACACACGTTGTTCGGATTCTGTTTGACTTGATAGACTTGTCATACTTGATACTGTTGATGCTGTATCATTCCATACAACTAATGCTTGTTCTGCTTCCATATGTTGTGTTTCACCTACTGCGTTTTGATCATTCATAATTAGAATAAATCTGGTTTCTGTGACTGGGTCAGGAGCATCCATTTCACTGTCCTCTAACAATTGGTCAACACCATTTATACTTGCCGAAATACTTGCCACACTTGCTTTACTTGAAGTAGTTGATTCTTTTGAACCTTTTGAACTCTTGAACGGAGGTGAATTTCTCTCATCAATTGAAAATCTATCTGGAATAGGTATAATACTTTTTAAAAATGTAGGGTTTATTGAATTCATAATAAAACCGAATGTTCTTCCAATAAATGTTTCTAATCCATAATGAGCATTTTGTTTAATCAAAATTACATAATCTGTTAAGTCAATATTACCAACATTTTTTAAATAATAGAAAATTCCAGTTGATACCATTGCCACATTTTGTGAGTATAACAATGGTGTATGTAATGTGTCTACCACTCTAAAAGTTGCTCCTAAGTAAGGAACATATTTAAGTTGTCTTCTTATAGATACTGGTAAATAATTATAAATAATTAATAGGACACTAATGGACGCAATCACTTTTCTACATTTATCGGGACCTTGAGCATATACTTTTTCATAAGTTGCCGCAATCATTTTTAATAAAATTTCAGTTTCGGTTTTAAACATTTGTCTGATAAGTTCGATTCGACTGGGTTGTCGTGGCACTGGAGATGCTTTCTTTGGAGATTTTGAAAGCGGAGATTCATCTATTTTTTTGGGGTCAGCAACAAATTCTTTAAATGAATTGTTTGCGGCAATTAATTGGGGTGTTATTTTATTATACAATTTTCTCATAGACGCAGGAGAAATATCAGATGCTGCTATTTGTCCTAATAAATCAATCATATTATCATTAAACTGCTTCAATGTATCTTTGAATTCATTCACTGTCGATTCATTCATCTTTTTATCTCTGAATTTTTCACAAGATTTCTTAAAATCACCCATAGAAGCAATCATTTGATTTATTAATCTCTCGTATGTTTCCACTTTTTCATCAACATTCATATTAATATCATTCACTAGTTCAGAACCAAAATTTTTGAATTCATTTAAAGCATCTGTAAATGTTGTATTTGTTCTAGCCGTTTTTCTAGTCTGTGTCGGTGGTGATTGTCTACGAGGTTCATCATCATATCTTCTTTTTCTTGTTCCTCTGTCTTGTTGTTCAGTTTGTTTTTTATTTACGGGAGATAATGGAGTTCCAATTACCTCTATTTCAGGTTCATCAATATCCATTTTATCAGAGTATTCTGGCATTGAAAAATTATAATTATCTCCAAATATTTGTTCCCTTGAATTTTGACGTTCAAAAATAATATTTTCAGGTAATCTTGTTTGTTCTTTTGAACGTTGGATAGCATCATTAATATCTTCAATAATACTTTTATTTATTATTGATTGTTCCGGTTCCAGTTCTGGTTCGTTTCTTGCTTTTTTATTACCGCGACGAGTCATTATACATTTTTATTACACAATAATATCTTATATGTCCCTATTATTTCTTAGGTGTTCCTAAAAATATATCAATATTATATAATGTTGATATAAGTAAAAATAATGATCAAGTTGTTTATCGTGTATATCGAACACTACTGCGAGAGAATGAATCGACAACAAAAATAACAAAAATTCCTAAAAATGAATACAAAATCAATTCTTCGGTAATATTGCTCGTTTTCTCATATTGCATCTCTTCCAACATATGAGCCACATAATTCAGTTTTTCCATAAGTGTCCCATTTTTTTCACCCGAAGCATAATATGGTTTTCCACTACCACTCGATGAAAAATCACTTGGTAATATTCTACTATTATAAGCATTTGAATATATTGTTGTTCCTTCGTCACCAGTTCGACTCGGCAAATATGTATTCATATTTGGTATGGGTTTATTGTTTTCAAAATTTTCAGCAGTAGAAACTGATGGTAATAAATCACTTGCTAAATACTTTTTGGGTTCTGGTTTTGTTTCACTGACAGGTTTATAATCGGCCAATCCATCCCCCGAATTTGTTCCAGTAATACGATTCAATAAAGCATTGATTTTTTCAGCTCTTGTTTCACTTGCGTCCATTGTCTCTTTAAAATTCTCGGAAACATTGGATACATCGATTTCAGAATTATCAATGTCTTTGCTCTCATTAAAAAAATTCTGTGTTCCAGGATACATAGGAATATTATCATTCATATTTCCATTCACTGAACTCTGATTTTTCATTGTTTTTTTTCCAATGGTTGGTTGTCGTCTTGATGTTTTATTGTTTCCACTTGTTGAAGATATATATGGCGAAGGAGATAACATTGACATTTTATTATTGGAATGCTGTTATTGTATATATCGATGGTTTCAAGTTCCCTTAGGGCGCAATGATTTATTTAGAAATGTTTTCCTACTTGTTTGGCATATTCTCCCAATTCATTACAGGCATTTTCCAATAAATATTCTAAAATACTTCGTTCTTCGGTTTGTTCTACATTATCCGCAAATGTAACACGAATTATACTATGAGCGTCGTGAGGATGGAATTTCTTGTATCCACAGAAATCGAATACACGTTTACTCTTATCTAGATATCCTTTGTCATATAAATAATATTCCACCATTTTTCCAATTGTAAAATCGTCGTTCTCTAAAATTATATCATATGTACGGTCCATCGCCATATTCACCGACATGCCTCTTGAAACAGGCGCATCTTCATCATTCACATCAATAATCGGCACTGTTTTCGATTTCACCTCTTCTAATAATTTATGTAGACGACTCTCTAAAATACGACAAGCAGTTTTCACGATTTGATTATTCGTATAAACACCCACGGATTTCACGATAAAATCATAACTATCCGGTTTATAGTATCTTTGTGCATCTAACAGATAGAAATTCTTCTTTTTGAATTCGATATCTTCTGCTGTTAAACCTTCTGTCGCCAATGACTCACTAATTTTTGCCCACGCTTCATTCGCTTTACCCATATCGATTGTATTTCCATACGCACATTTCGATACTACATTATACATACTGTTATTCGCACAGTTTGAAACGGCAAATTCACACGACAATTTGATTTCTTCTCCCGGGATATCACCTATTTTGGGTCTTAGACGGACAAATAAGATATAATCACCTGTTATTTTATTGGGTGGAAATAAATCTGCGACTTCTTTTCGACTTAAATAACCATTGGTTGCTTTATTTCGTACTTTAAAATGCTCTGTTGTTATGTATTGGACAGTTTCTGTTTCGTTTTTTTCATCAACTTCAACTACATAATTTCCTACGAATTTATTGAAATCAGTGGAATGAATCGGAATACAACTCAGACGTTGCTTGATGATTTCATTATGGAAACGAGTGGTATTAGTCTCGATAGAACATTGATTATCCTTATACGTTTCTGTGCGGAAACAAAGAGTGGGGATATCATTGATAATTGTGCGTCGAACCGCATTTGCTAAACTGACATTTACACCGGAAAGAGTGAATGACAAGGTATCGTTTTCTTCAGAAGTCACTTTGATTTCAGGATTCATTGGTTCGGTTAGATATAATGGAATAAGATTGTTTTATATAATCTTATTCTGAAAATAGATGGTTATTCAATTTTCTAATGTTATTATGTTGATGCTGACCATTGGTTCTCATTATAGCCATTAATAACCATATACTTATCCTTATTCGCTTTCCAAAATTCGACTTTGGCATCTAATGCCTTGTCTTCCAATGTTTTCGGATATACTTGGTTTTTTCTTGCTTGCATATATGCTTTATCCTTATCTGTCATTTCTGGTTTTATTCCGTAACAATTCACACCAAATTTAATATAAGGATTTTTGAAATAACCACCATTGACACCAGGACGACCTAAATCGTGTTCGTGTCCTTTTACACTTTGAAGTTTTTGCCAAGTTGTTTTCTGGGTTGGAAAGTATGCGTGTTGTCCTTCACTCCAACCATAACTTGTCCATTCCGCTCCATGATTATATGCGTCTTCGATTTCATCATATGTCGCTAACCGAGCATTCATACTGGCACAAACCGCTTTTGCGTCATCAAATGTATATAAATTATTGGAAACATTGAATACTTCTTCCTTCTTTTGTACAGTGGTTTTATCAATGGTGTTTCCACTTGTGTCCAAAGTAGGAGACATTTTGCTCTTCAGGAATTCCCAATCCCCGAAAATCATATCAACAATTGGAATATTTAATACATATTTGAAAAACTGGATAGCAATTAGAATGGCTAAAAAGAAATAGGCTTTTGTTTCCAAGAATGCGAGAGACATTGATTTCTCTCCATTTGTCATTGGCAATCCCAAAATATAAACACCCAAATAAAGGAATATAATAAATCCAATAATTTCGAAAACGGAATAATAATTATTCAAATAGAGACGAGTATTTTCTAGACTATCCTTGAAAAATGTTGATGGGTTCTGTAAATATAAATACATAATCAAGCCAATTAAAATCAGGACAACAATCATATCGATTAAGTTGCCTAAACGTTGATTTCCACCAGGCTGTGTTTTATCAATAAAAAAACCTAAAACAAGATAAATCGCAAAATATAATGCCAAAAATCCAAAAGTAATTGTAGATGTCATTGGATCAAAATGATTATCCGCTGGATTTACAGTATATGTCTTAGTTGTTGTTGATGTATTTGTATTTCCAGATGAATCTGTTGTAGTATTTCCAGATGTATCTGTAGTTTTATCAGTAGAATTATCTGACATATCTTAATTATATATGTGAGATACAAAATTATTATCCTTGTCTATATTCGAAATCATTACAGTGAATTCATCAATTGTTCTTCGCTGGCGTCGTAGTCATCGTCATCGTCATCGGCTATTTGCGCTTGATTCAACATATCATCACGGTCAAAACGAATTTTAATACCTGTCCAACTATTGTTTTTCGCCTTTCCATAAGTCTTATCAATAAATGTATGAACTTTCTTAATATTCGGTAATCCTTTGTTTCCATAAGTTTGCGCAAACCAAATATGAAATTCCGTATTTAATTCCGATTTTCCAATCTTTCCACCTTCCGCACGAACAATCTTGTCTCTCACGAATTCCGCAATGAAATCTTGACTCTGTTGATATTCTCTACTCGCCGATAATACAACTTCACAATCTTGTACGCTTCCACCTGTTGTTTTCGCGTGTTGAACTAACATCGACATAAATACCGTTTTCCAAGTATCGAATTTCTCGTGAATACGGTCATCAATCTTATATTGATATGGTTTATCGGGGTCATCGTGGACAGGATTTTCAGTGAATAAAGATTCAAATGGCACAACACGAATACGACGCCAAGTACCATTATCCTGTGCTTTTACTTCCATCAAATGATTCGTACATAATACTAATTTGAATTGTGGATAGTAAGTCATAGTTTTCGAGGAATAAGGCGCACGACATTGAATCGGATCTAGACCACTCGTTAATTGTTTTAATGGACCTTCCTTAATCGCATCCGACTCCGATGGCTCCATAATCACTGCATAACGAATCGCTTTCAATTCAGCCAATTCAGCCGATGTACCACCGATTTTCGCTCTATCCTGTGTAATCGCCGATAATGGAACAACTCCCTTATATTCTCCCATAATCGTATCCATTAATGTACATAAGACCGATTTACCGTTTCTACCTTCACCGTAATAATTATTGAATGTTTGTTTATCCGGAGTGCCGATTAATACAGATGCCAAATGGTCCCACATATATTTACATAATTCTCTCTTTGGAAACAATTTATTCATAAAATCGTGGATTTCAGCGACAGTATCTTTATTCAATTCTTTGAATTCCACATAATCAATATTTGTCGATTTTGAAATATAATCTTCTGGACAACCCGCCCTGAAAATCCCCTGTTTAAAATCGAATACACCATTATTGAAACAAAGTAAATATGGATTTTCATCTAATTTTTCCATAAATTGACTGTCATAAAACAATTCACGTGCTTCTGTCATAATGTTTTTCTTATCATTACTTGAACCCAATAATGGCAATAATTGACAGATTCGCATTAATTTCGCTTTTTCTTTTCGAATACGATTATCCGATTCATCCACTTGTTGAATCGCAGTTACTCTTTCACTAATTTGAAACATTTTTCTTTCATAGATTTTATATAATTCTGTCGAAATTTTATGACGCAAATAATTACCCGCTTCATCTTCTATCCAACGATGACCCGAATAACGCATCCACATATTGTTTTTCACACTCACACAAACAGATTCATCTCCATATAAGAAATGAAGTGCCTCCGCAAACGCATAATCATTTGACACTTTTCCTTTCACTTTTTTCTTTTCTTCCGCATCTAGAGAATCAATTAAATCGACAGCAGATGTTAATGTTTTATCAATATGATAATCAATACTATTAAAACGCACTTCCGCGTATTTATCAGGCGCGTCTTTCTCCGACCAACGACGAATCGAATTACGATTTAATCCTAATATATTATTCTTATCAAATCGTTGCCATTTATCATAAAGTGATGGAATGTCACTGAATGAAAACGCCGACGACTGCGCACTGAATGCTATCCAAGATAAGAATAAAATGTCGTGAGTATTCGAAAGTGCCCAACCAACTCGCATCCATTTATCATAAGAACCCGGACCATAATAAGACTCAGGCAATGTCATTGTATAATTATGAGCATCAATAATATCATAAAACAATGCGAATTTTGTTTTAAATTGTTCTACAGCCATATCCAATTGTGCGTGGTCGCGGATATTACAAATTTCAGAAATCGCACCAGAATACTGAAACATCGACATTGTATCATTTGACGATGAACGAATCACCAATTTCTTTCTTCTTGACGCGGCGTTTGGACTAGTAGTTCCACTAGTATGATCGGATATAGATGACATGAAATCAGGTTTCAAATGGTAAGATGGATGCTTTTGACTTCTTACTGAAAGCAACTCAATTTTTTCGATGATTGGAAAATTCGATATTTGGACAGGTTTACAAGAAAATTCTCGGTCCGCGGGGTCAAAGAGTACTTCATAAATCATAGATAAATCATATTTCTCATTACTTGTTGGTTTTTGAGAGCCATACATTTGCCAACCACAATGACCCATTGTGATACCTTCATCAAAAACGGTGTCCCAAGTGAATTCGGAATTTAATGGAATCGTATTCCATAAAGAACCGATTTTTTTAATAACTCGACTTCTTAAAACGCTTTGGACAGTGCGGTCAGACTGAATACCAATAATCATATGAATTCCATCTTTCGTGATTTTCTTAGCCGTGTCGCGATTCACATTCGGTTTTTCCATAATGAAAATATAAAACGGTTTCTCATCAAATTCATAAATATGCTTTAATTCTCCCAAATAAAGAATAACTAAATCTTCGATATTATCTTTTGTGTGTTGTCTTTCTTTGATGTCAAAATCATATCGTAAATCTAAATCCACGACGATTGGTTCAGTTCCATCAGTCCTTTGTATTTCTGTTAAATATTCCACATTATTGTATCGGATAATATAATTATAATAAAGTTGTAGGAATTCTGAATATTTGTCATCAGGAATCGAATAAGAACCACCTTGCATATTCGGATTGGATGTCGGAATTGGTGTATCCGGATTCAATCGATTATCATATTTTGACAAAAATGAATCGTATTGACGTTTTGCTTGTGCTTGTTCTAATGACATATCAAATCCTATAGATAAGAATACTAGGATAAATCTTTCTATATGGTGTTCAAAAAATACCATATAGTATTAATTTTTTATGGGCTTATGTGCATAATAGACTATATTATAGTGTTAAACACTATGAACGAATTTCTCTAAATGATCTTTGGTGACTTTGGCTTCGAAATCATAAACATCTTCACCTTTCACTAATTTAATAGTAGGAAATTGGGTAATGTTATATCGGCTTACTAAGTCAGCAGTGGTTCCAGATTCATCAGAACATTCGATTTCAGTACAAGTTAATTTATACCCATTTATTAAACGACCATTATAGGTATCACGGAAATTGTTCCATTCTGGTTTTGCTCGTTTGCAAGCGGGACACCAATCCGCATAAAAGAGATATAATACCATCGGTGGTTGTGTAGTTCCATTATAGATATCAGCATTTTTCTCATTATCTCTTTCTTTTTGTGTATAACGAGTGTAAATAAACCAACTAGCAACACCGAAAACAATACATAATGTACCGATTAAAATTAAATAATAATAAGGACGAATTGTTCTTGAAACAGATTCATATAAATTTGCCATTATAAATATATCAGGATATATTTATCAGGATATAAGAAAAGTCAGTATTATACCGAGATTTAACCTGTGAAAATATTTGTATTAGATTCTATAAAACTAATACATATGATTGCTAAATATTATATATTTTTGTTCCCTTAAGCGGATTTAACAGACTCAAGGAAGTGGGATTTAAGATATCTCTGGAGGTTGAAGAAGGTAAGATCCTCACCATCCTGAACTTTCAAGAGTTTCTTGAGTTTGGCATCAGGGTTAATCTTTCTGCCATTCTTGGCATCCTTAAGGTTATGCTCACGGATATAAGCATTCACACCCTGAGTCACCTCAACTCTGGAGATTTTAGCACCAGCCTCCTTGCCAAGGAATTTGGCAAGTTCATCACTCACAAGGATAGGAGTGATAAAACCAGCGGGCTTTCTGTTTCCAGGACCACGTCTCTTGCGACCATTCTTGGAAGCGGTCTTAAGATCCTTGGTATGGCTCTTCTCAATCTCCTTAATCAAGATATTGGCATTGCGGTTAAGAGCATTCATCTCCTTCACAATAGCAACAAGAGCAGCGAATTTGGAAGAAGTGGAGGATGCATCCTCAGGAGCAGGGGCCTCAGTAGCGGGAGCCTCGACGACGGGGGCAGGAGCCTCGACGACAGGGGCAGGAGCCTCAGCAACGGGGGCAACAGCCTTGGGCTTGCGCTGTTTCTTCTCCACAACGGGAGCGGAAACCTCAACAGCGACAGTAACAGGAACATTGGTAGTAGCGGGAGCAGAAGCAGTAGTAGATTTGGATTGACGAGCCATTCTTAATTGTATACATCTAGTATAGTCGTCTTTTTAAGTAGTTTAACGCAATTCAATAACTTATCTTATTTATTCCTAAACAAACTATATTATTACCGGTCCATTATCGAATTCAACAATTTTACATAATTAATACGCAAAAAAATATTCCTAAAAATAATATCAATAGTAAATATAACTAATTCTTAAATTATGTGTCGTCTTTTTTTATATATTGCGAATCAACAAATCGACAGTAAAATATTATCCAAATATATCTCTCGTTTCCTAAGCCAAAGTAGTCAAAAACATAAGAATACACCTGGACTTGACCATCCGAGAGATAATCCTCCTCATAGAACCGGATATGGTTTTGCTTTTATCGATAATGATGATATTCAGAGAGGTGTTTATGACTGGAAAATCTATAAAACAAAAGATTCACCTGATGTGGACAGATATCGCGATACTATTGTACGTTCTATCTCTCATCAACAACCAAAAATCCTATTGGGACATTTAAGAAAAATCGATAATAATCGAACTGTGAATTATTCTCCTAAGTCTTATAAAAACGCACATCCTTTTGTTTTCGAAGAACACGCATTTATTCATAATGGAATTGTTCTTGATTTTCATCTCTCACGTGTTCATAAAAAAATATTGGACAGAATTGATAAAAACCTGAGAGAAGAAATACAAGGAGAAACCGACAGCGAACATATTTTCTTTTTGTTTTTGACTTTTTTAGAAGAGGAAAAAAAATTATTGCGACATGCGTTAACAAAAACACCTTACGAAGAGGCTTTCAAAAAAATGATAGATTGGTTTGTAGAAAATGAAATCCTTGCTCTCTTGAATATTATTTATGTGAATTCGAGAGATAAAATTTATTTGTTTTCCAGATATTCAACCTTTGCAGATGAAGAACCAACCGCATTATATATGGATACTGAAAATATGATAATATCATCAGAACCTATTATTAAACACAATGAATATCATTTGATAAATGCCAATACATACTATGTCGGACAGATAGAATAAATTGTGTGTTTTATCTCTCAATATATTCTTTTTTATCTCTCAACATATTCTTTTTTATCTATCAACATATTCTTTTTTTAACATTATTGACATTGACTCCCTTCGGTCGCCAATGATTATATCTCTTTTTTTATCTCTCATCATCGTATTTTTTATCTCTCAACATTATTCTTTTTTATCTCTCAACATATTCTTTTTTATCTCTCAACATATTCTTTTTTATCTCTCATCATCGTATTTTTTATCTCTCCTCATCGTATTTTTTATCTCTCAACATATTCTTTTTATCTCTCCTCATCTTCCTCTTCTCGACCCAACCATTGTCGTCGATATTCTTTTTCTTTATCGAATTTCTTCGCCTGTGTTTCCACATTTAACGCTTTAAATTCCGGTTGTTCTGCCATCCATCTCCAATTTCCAATATTATTTGTTATATCAATATCTATTAGTTTCTGAGAGAAATACTTGGCTCCATCTCTCCAATCTATTTTCAAATTATTTATCAAATACGAAGATACGATTAATCTCCCGCGATTATGCATATATCCTGTCCGATTCATTTGGGTCATTGCTGCATCTACAATATCTATCCCTGTTGTACCGCGTTTCCATTTTTCAAACGCACTACGGCTACCTGACCATCGCCGATGTTGATTTATTAATGGTGTATCTATAGTTTCCGGCCATATATATAAACAATGTCCATAAAATTCTCTCCAAATTAATTGTCTTATTAATTCTTTTGAACCTGATTTTAACTTATGAAATATCTCTCGAATTGATAAACAACCAAATTTTATATATGCCGATAAATTTGTAGTTTCATCAGTTAATTGGTCGTGAACTTTCACATACATTGCAGGTGTTCTAACAAATCTCGCAACTGCTTTCGAGAGATGTTTTAATCCTTCTTTTCTGCCTCCATGCACGTGTGCTTGTTCATTGATTTCAGCGAATCGTTGATATGCTTCCGTTAATTCTATTTTTCCAGTGATTGATTCTAAATGGTGGAAACGATTACGATGGGACGGATATCCAACCGGTTCTGGAATTTCTCGAAAGTGCGTGAGAGCATTCTCATAAAAAGGTGTGAATTTCTTATAATAAATTGTTGTATTGTGAGAGACATCCAAATAAGAAATATCTGTTTGATCTAATTTATTTATACTTTTCATATCAAACAAATAAGCATCATTCCATGTTTCACAAATCACATTTTGTCTCTCACATAGTTTCTGAATATCTGTATCTCTTTTTATAGAATAAGGAGTATAATCACGATTAAAACAAACATGAGTTATTTCTTTTTCTCGGATAATACGAGAGATTATCTGTTCATTTTCCCCATAGAAACAAGTGAGTTTTCCGCCGGTTTTCAAAGATATTTCTCTCTCTAAATCTGCCAAACTTTCGATAAGAAACTGAATTGCTATTTTAGAAGCATAAGGATTATTAGCGACTTGTTCTGGTGTGAAAATAAAAATCGGATACAATTCATCTCCTTCATTTTTACAAAATTTATGAGAGGCATTATATAATCCAATATTATCTTGTAATCGATAATCTCTCCTGAATATAAATAAAACCTTATTCTTCGAAGATTGTTTTTGTTGTTGTGGATGAGAGCCTGTTGTGGTTGCCATTAAAGAATAAAATATGTTGTAATAACAATATATTTTTATGTTCCAACAGGAAGCTACTATCCGAAATATCTCTCAATCTATCCACAGTAAAATATTAAATATTGGGGATGCACTCGGTTTCCACGGCGGAACCGATAAAAATGTCGATAAATCAACGATTCATAAAATGATTATTAAACCTGACCTCGACCAAATTACTGAACAGTCTTATATGGGTTTTGAAAATATTCCTTCTCATATTCATTCTCTCGTTTTAGTCTCTCCTGATAAACATTTATCAGTATTAGGAACACCCAATGACACACAAACTGTGTTTCCATTTATCAATAATTTGACTATTGATGGACACGGATTCACGAATATTGGCGACGATGATTTCCAGCGTTTCCCGAATATGGAATCTCTCGAATTATTAAATGGACATAATCAACCAATGAATATTACAATACCTGTAGGACACCCTATTCGTTCTCTCGGACTACGTGGAAGTAATGTCGCAACTATAGATATCGCGAATGCTCCTCAATTGGAAGTATTGGATATTACTGAATTAAAAATGCCCGTAAAAATAGGACTCACGAAAGGACAACGAGGTTCTGTTCATCTAATTGGGGGAGATAAAACCAAATATGAATTGGTTGAACCGATATCTGTCGGTGGAGAAATCGAGAGACAGGTAAAAGAAGAAATTATTGGGGGAGATGAAAACGATGAAAACAATCTCTCTGGCGGAGGACCAAAGAAACGTTTAATTATTAAACAAACTGTGAATGTAAAAGAAGAGGTGGAGTTTCCGTGGATACCGGACGCAATCACCAAATATTATGAAATGAAAAAAACATATGAATCAACCTGTCAGATTGTAAGAAAACGAACTATAGAGGCTCTCAAAAAGAAAAACAAGAAAGTAACCAAGGCAATGATCTCTCAAATCAAATATAAATGTTTATATTGTGCGAGAGATGTTGGAAGTGTTTTCGAGAGAACAGAAGATTCGTTAGTTGCGTATTGTGGAGATAAATCGAATCCGTGTGAATTCAAAATCGATATTTATAGAGGATTAGTTTATAATATGGATAAGTATCGAGCAATCTTCAAGAGAGATATTGAAGAGGCAAAAGAGAATATTATGAAAACGAAAATGGATAGTTTATTTGGTTATGTAACTGAAAAAGAATCGGTTCGTACGTTTAAACAAAATATGGAAATTTATACAGTGTTGGAAGAGCAATTAAATGAATTAAATGCGAGACATAAGGCTCTCGTAAGTACACCAGAAAAAGAGGCAATTATTATGAAATTAATTGGTCAAATCAATGAATGTTTAAAAGAAGTGAGAGATTTAATTCAACAATATAAGACAAATGGTAATGAAAGAATATTACAATTTGCTGTAGATAAACACGTGACAATATTAAAACCAAAAATAGAACAATTGCGAGAGGTACGTTATGATGTAAAATATATGAATCAAATCGGAGAGAAATCATATTTGGTTCAGTATGGATATAAATTCGATGAATTAGACCCAGTAATCGACCGCACAGCCGAAGGCCGTGTGAAAGCATTCCGTATAAAATCATAATTCAATCTCTCTTGGTATCGTTATTATCATTTTAGTTCTCTCTGAAATCATTATTTATTTTCATTCTCTCCAACAATATTATTTTCATTCTCTCCAACAATATTATTTTCATTCTCTCCAACAATATTATTTTCATTCTCTCCAACAATATTATTTTCATTCTCTCCAACAATATTATTTTCTTTCTCTCCTAATTCATTATTATTTTCCATATCTTCTAATTCATCATTATCTTTCTCTCCCAATTCATTTTGTTCCTGTAAATATTCTTCATCTGTGTTTGTGAGAGATTTTTCAGAATCAGGAGTTCTCAGTGTTTTCAATATCGTTAGTTGAGTAAGTGATTCTTCATAAGAGAGAACTGGTTCCACAGTTGATACATTTTGTGTCCCCCAGAATTGCATGGTTCCATTCTCTCGATAAAAATAAATACAATCTTTTTCCGTATCATCGTCATTTAATACTATATCTCCATCTTGAAATTCTTTATCTCTACAATCCACATAATCGACAGGATATAATATGTATCGTTTATATCGGCGGACAGTTTCAATAGAGGCTGATTCAGGGAATGGATTACTTGTAAAAAAATAATAAGTTTCTGTTAATCCTTGCATCATTTCCATCTCTCCAATACTATCCACTAATGAACTTGTTGTTTGTTCAATAATCTCTGCGTATTCGGTTTCCTCTCCGGTTGATTCTACTTGTGTTTGTTCGGGTGTGGATACACTTATGGTTTCTTCAATAGCAAAACTAGTCGGTTCACCGTCATTTTTCTTATTTATACAATGATAAACAACATAAGGAATGTCGATTGTTTTCTTATCTCCATTTTCTAATTCCTGTAGTATATAAGAAAAACGCATATCTTGAATATAAAATAATCTTTGGCATCTCTCATCAAACACATAATCAAATACTTTTCCATTACTAATTAATTCATCGATAAATGAAATCAAGTAGGGTGGAGAGATAATAGATTGTGGAGGAATCTGGAAAAATAGATACATCGATGTTTCATCAATTGGTAAAAACCCGCGATAAACATTCTCTCGGAAATCAACAGAAGGAATATATTTTGGACAACATTTGGAGAGAATATTTATTGCTTCATTTAATAATTCTGTTTGGATTGTTTCTTCATCTTGAGCATTTAGATTCGCTGTAAATTTAAATTGGGGAAAATGACAAGTATGTTTTTCTGGGTCAGTTTCGACAATATAGGACAGATATGGATAAATATGTGTTGTATGAATACTATAAAAACAACAATGAACTTCTAATGAGAACTGTTGAGAGTCTTTTGATAATAAATCTGGTAAATTTTTATTAAATTCATCATTGGATATATAAATAATATCGGACTTGTCTATTTTCTCTAAAAATGGAGTTGAACGTTGTTTCGATTTTGTTTCTTTTTCTTTTTTAGAGACGATTTTATCGGGGTCTTCATAATCAGTTGGAAATTGTTCATCATAGACATTTTCGGTATCGTCATTTTTTATGTCTGTTATATTAGAACTTAATGGATTTATAGAAGGATTCATTTTGGATAATAATTGTTTTGTTAAATTACGAGAGTTTAACATTCTTTGATATTTATTGCCATTTTATAATACGAGGTTGGCCGACGGAAGAACATATCTTATTATTTATATTCTCTCCCTTATGAAATTCAAATTCGACCTGAAAGACATTCATATACCTGTTATTGCTATTCTTATTTTTACTTTTGCGTTATATCCTCTCTCATTTATGCGAAATACTCATTCGATTTTAGGTAAATTAGTCGCAGTTTTCGTTATTTTATATTATTGTAATCTTGGTATTAAAGAAGGAATTATTGCGACTGTTATTATTCTCTCTTTTTATCATTTAACCGATATGCATTATGAAGGATTTGAATCAATAGTTTCAAATGAGGAAAAACCCACATTAGAAGCATATAAAACTGAAGAAAAAAAAGAAGAAAAAAAGGAAAAACGAGAATGGTGGCAACCCTGTCCCAAATGCGGACATTATTTTTGTAATTGTGAAATGACAGATGCCGAGAAAAAAGGAAAATTCTCTCACGAATCGAATTTTATACCAAATCAGGATACGAAAAAAGAACTTACATTCCTATCCGCTTTTGATTTCTTGGATGATTCTCGTGCTGAATTTGTAAAACGTAATTGTAAAAATGGAAAGTTATTGTATAAGGATTTACCGGTAAAAGATGAAATGGCCTCTCACGTGTATAGCGAAATCGAATTCACGGGAAAACGAAGTTGTAATGTGTGTGATTCTGCTTGTGATGCCAGAATAAATTCAAAATAAAATCGGTATATAAGGTTTATCCCTGAAATACATAAGGAATTGCGGTCCGACAAGGTTCAGAAACTTCGGCCAATGCGGACAAGAAGTTCATAACTCCCAAATCTCGGTCTTCTCTCGTATATCCAGCAACAGTTAAACATTCAGCAAAATTCAAAATATATTTCATCTTATGATATTGTTCAAGTTCTATATGTTGTTCAGGAGAGGCAGTTAGGGGGTCATAATTTGTTATTTCTGATTCTGTATCTCTCCAAACAAGTCCAGGATTCTCTGTATCCACATAATGAATTGTATTATTATTTGTTGTTATGTGTTGTCCATATGGATTATAAATATAATTTAGATTTACATCTGACATTATATAAACAGTGAGTGGAGAGATAGGACAGATTCGTATTTTCGATTGATACTGAATACGATTCCATACCTCAACTAATTTCTTCATAAAAATAGATAACTGATTAATTGTGAGAAATGTCAACCATGTCGGATTTGTAAAATGACCATATCTATCGATATCCGCGAATAATTCTGCGATTCTTGTCATAATTGGCAAACCACGTTTCGCGAGTATTCTGCGATATTCACTATCAATATATTGTATATTCGCCCTCAAGAAAAAATCACGATAAGCATAAAAATATTCAGGGTTAATAACATCTAGATTGTTTCTAAAAAAATAATAAGTATGTTCGAAAACATATCCCGGTGTTCTCTCTGTTGGTGTGAATAAACTGGGATTAAAATCATCAACAACTGTATATCCTCCATTCGGAACATAGGCAGGTACAGGTGTTGTAATATTGGTTATTACATTTGTAATTTCTCGAACCTGATAATTATTGACAGGTATGTCTCTGATAATTGAATTAATCTCTTCCACAAACTCTATCTCTTTGAAAATTAAATAAGTGAGAGAAATAAGTCTGGAGAGGCGTTCAATTAATGGAAATGTTGAACGTGTATATGGATTTTTTGCGTTTTCTAGTTCTTTATATTTCTTTGATTTTACAATCATTTGTAGGAGAGAACAAATATTAAATCCATAAATAGAATTATTCTCTTCTATCCCAAAATAATAATAATGATTAACATATTGGATAGGTTCAAGAGAGGCAAAATCGGTTTCATTTACACATCGATTGCGATAAAGTAATCCAGGACCGCGATAATAAAAATAACAACGAACAAGGAAACGACGTGCGAGAGCCTGAATACGTATTAATGGTTTTATTTGTTGAATACGAGTTTCTATTAAATCGACAATTTGTTGTTTTTTTAGTTTGTAGGGAGGTGGAATACCTGATAATTTCAATAGTTTTTGGCTAAAACAATCTCTCAACACTATACGCAATGTTGAAATTGTATAACGGTTCCAAGGGATTTCTATGAATACATTACCGGTTCTTAGGACAGTAAATAAAAAATCGAGTTGTTCAGTTTCATTCATTTTTTTAGTCTCTGTTTCATTCATAGTCCCATTCACAGTTCCATTTTGTTTGGCAGATACTTTATAGCCTTTTCTAGTTCTTTTTTTCGGAGAGGATTCTCTCACGGTTGATTCATTCTCTACAAGAGCAGAATTTAATTCAGATAATGATGACATATTTTTATTGTTTGCGAGAGATTTTGATTAATATAATAGATAATTATTATATTGTTGTTCATTTCTAAATTGTAATATCAATCCTGTCCATATTCCATCTTTACAATTCCATAATATTTATATAAAACATTACAAAAACCTAGTTATTCCTTACCTCGCGTAGCGAGGTAATTCTTAAGGAGGTAGTAAGAAGGAACGTAGTTCCTTCTAAAATTGATTTCATTTTAGTTTTTCCACAATTATTGTATCTATATAAAGAAACTCCAATATTAAGAGTATCTCAGGTCTAATCGCGTAATTTCAAAAATGTCTTCCACTTCTAACTCTAAGCAATCTTTCGTTCTCGATATTAACTCTTGGAATCCTAATGCTGTTCGTTATATGGCTCCTCGTTGTAATGATTATGGAGGAAAGGCTATTTCTATCTTGTCCACTCAAACCGGTCGTAGTCTTCATTTCAAAACCCCTCTTATGACCACTTGGGGAATCAGCGATTATGTCGACCAAAAGACCAACCAATCCGATGGAAAATTTAATATTTCTCTTTCCTTTCCTCAAGAAGGTTATGCCAATGCCAATACTGATGCTTTCCTCGAAAAGATGAAGGCATTTGAGGAACAGATTTTGAACGATGCTGTCGCAAATAGTGAGTTGTGGTGGGGTGAGAAACTCGAGAAGTCAATCTTGAAACATACTTTCAATCCTATCCTCAAGTATTCCAAGGATAAGACTACCAAGAAGATTGATTTGTCCAAACCTCCTAATTTCAATGCCAAGGTTCCTTATTATGAGAAAGAAGGTCGTTGGAATGTTGAGATTTATGATGTGAAAAGCAATAAGATTTTCCCTTGTGAAGACGAGGAACTTACTCCCGCTCACTTCGTTCCTAAACTCAGTTCAACTGCTTGTGTGATTCAATGTGGTGGCATCTGGATTGGTGGAAAGGGTTGGGGTGTTACTTTCAAATTGGTTCAATGTGTTGTGAAACCTCGTGAATCTGTTAGTATTTTCGGCAAATGCCAAATTAACCTTTCAGATGAGGAAAAGAATACTATTGAGACTCGTAATTTGGAAGATGAATATGATATCGAATCGATTCCTGCTCCTGAACCTTTACCAACCAAGACTGCTCCTGCGAAACCCACTGTTGAAACCTCTGTCCATGTTGCTGATACCGATGAAGATGAGCCCGCCCCAGCACAAGCACCCGCACCCGTTGCCAAGAAAGTTGTCAAAGCCCCTGCTCCTGTGCCTGAGCCTGAGCCTGAGCCTGAACCAGTTCAAGAACCTGAGCCCGAGCCTGTTGCCAC